ACCTTTTCCTAGTTGATCAACAATACGAATAACTGGTGGCGAAGAGTAATACCTACCAGCATTGACAATATTCATACTAGTAATAGCACCAGCAGTGATAACTGGTTCTAAAATTGCTCCTTCGCCAGAAGTAATCCTAATAGCAGGATCATCATCATAATTTTCTGTAGTAAGAATTTCAATGTCACCAACAACTCCACCATTCAATGTACATCTTGCCTTATTAGGCATTTCATTGACAAGAACATAAGGTGGGTTGACATAAGAGAATCCTCTGGATTCAACTTTGATTGATTCAATAGCACCAGTTTTAACAAATTCTTCTGACTTGTATCCTAAAGCAGGAACACCGTTAATAAAAATTCCAACATCTCTATTCGATGTTTCGTAAACTTCAGTTGTAGTAACAGGTTGCTTACGAATTAATTTTAAAAGCTTTTGATCTAATAAATTGACGCTATATGTAGTGTCAACTAAAATATTACTAGAAGGGTATGATGAAGAACAAATGTAATAATATTGATCATCTTCAAACACTGCTCCGACATCAGCAACCCATGGTTGTAAAATATTTTTAATTCTAGATGTATTTGAGGATGGATCTTCGTTAATTTTCCATCTATTTCTAGAAAGAGAACTATCAAAAATAATAGGGTCGTTAGTTTCGAAACCAGCGTCACTGACTTGAACAGAATCTCCACTTACAGCATATGGAGCAGAATGTGATGGGAGAATATTATAAAGAATACCAAGAGTTGTAATTTTTACATTATTTCCAGTAATAGTAGAATAGCGATATACAGTTTTGCCAGAATTGTGATTTCTGATAGGACCAATTCGCTGATCAATAATAAATTGATTGACAGTTTTGTCTTTGTATGTGATAGTTTCGTCACCAATCAAAATTTTTCCCGACTTCGGGAATCCCATAGTTGATTTTACAGTAATTCTATCACCAGTAGTAGCAGTGGCATTCAGTAAACTAGTAGTTGTAGTTCTTCCAGATACTTGGAAGGTGCCATTTACAGTAGATGGTTCTAGAATAACTTCATACAAATCTTCTTGACCATCACTACCAATAGAGATGACATTATCTACTACTGCTTGAGCAAATTCAATCTCACGATCATATCCATCAATCTCTTGGGTGATTCGTTGACCAATTAGACTAAAAACATCTCCACTGTTTGCCTTTACCTTAAGTGAATAATTTTTAGTCCAATCAGATACAGAAGTCTTTAATGTAAAGTCTTTTGGGTTAATAACCTCTGGGATATCTTGAGAATCTTTACTGACAATCGAGTTAAAAATAAACTTGATGGACTTGTCAGTACCTTTAGTTTTGTAGAACGAAGTGATGTTCTTAATTAAAGACCTTCTATCAACGTCTTCTTTAAGATATGCTTCTGGAAATTCTGCTAGATAGGTCTTCTCAAACTCTTTGACTAGAGCATACAAAAATAAATTGCTAATATTTCTTACAACATTTCCCTGATAGTGGGCAGCAGCTGCTGTTGTAACAAATGTTGATTTGGTGTATAGATCTCCTAAAGTGGTGTTTCCACTAACACCTCTAGAAACTTCAGAAAATACATTACCGTTTCTTGACTGATAAAACAGAATTTCATCGCCAATTTGGACATATCCATTCTCTTCTGGAAATGAATTGCCATTCTCTACTTCAAAAGTAGTAGCATCAGCAGTAATAGAAGATACTAGAGTAGATTGCTGAGAGAGAAGATTTTTTTCATAAAAATTGATATCTCTATAACTACTCAAGTTAGAGATTACGTCTAATGGTTGACCCATAGACTCCTGTTGCTCGTAGTATTTCTCTACGAACTTACCAAAATTCTCATACTCGTATTGGATAAACCCTGGGAGTTGAGACTCAATCAGGGACGATAACCTTCTCTTCTTAGGAGCCATCTAATCTTACTCTGGGTATACCGTGAATTTACTCTTAGTTACATCAACATCTAGATAGAGTTCTCTAGAAGCATTGATGTCATATGACAATGGTTTTACACGAAGCTCAATTTTATTGTCACTAAAACTACCTTGGATGATAGTTAAATCATAAAGCATGACCTCACCTTTAGCATAATCTACTTTACCAATAGAATCATTGAGTGTGATTTTTTCACCAGTCAAACTGTCTAATCTATATAGGGCAATTACACCATCCCTATCTTCAAAATACACGGTATATGAAGGGAACTCAGTGACTTTAAACCCTGTTGACATTAGAGTCGGACCTTCACAATCTTCATCAAATTCATTCTGGAAACAAAGTTCATAATATGATGAAGAATTAATCTGAGGATAGAAATCTTTCCTCATCATAATACTAGTGGCATTTGAATTAATTGAACGATCTGAGTTGTCAATAGTTGATACAAATTTACTAAATCTAAACTTTCCGTTAAATTTTTCTACGGTCGATTGTGCCAGATAAGAATTAATACCAGAAATAACTTTGTTCCTAATCTCTTCTGGTTTCTGAGTAGTTACCGAAGTGCTGTAAAAAATACTAGAAGTAGCTTCAATGTAAAGAATAGAAGGATCTACAATCTCAGGAGTAACAGAAGCAACCATGTACTTCTTCATTTGATCAACAATGTTTTTCTTTGTTGTAGAAGATAAGAAACTTGCCGATTCTGGTTTAATTACAATCTTGACTTTACCATACTCTGGAGGAGAATCTTCTTCGCCACCAAATGTAATGATGTCAGAAATGGCAGGATAGACTCGTCTTACAATAGAAGCATAGTCAGTAGCAGTAACAGCACGGTCTTGAGTGCTGAAATACTTTGGAGCATTGAATTTAATCTTTGATAAGCTCTCAATATCAGCACCACCATTAGATGCTACCGTTGCCGCTGAATTGACAGCAATGTTATATACAAACCCAACATTGCTAAACTTATCGGTTACAACACCATTGAATGTGAAACTTTTTGCTCCATTTGTCTCTGGACCATTGGTAACCAAATAAGAAACTTCAATTTTATTACCATTCTCAAGTTTCTTACCTAAGACTCCATCTCCAAAGAATAATTCATAACGCTCATCTTCAACTTCGTCAAGGAAAAACGCTGTAGATGTAGGATTTACATCCAAAATGTTCTCGGCGTAGTCATACGTCTCAAAATATGTCGATTGAACACTCTCAAATACTTTAACCCTTACAGAGCTGGTATCAACCCCTTGATTCTGAATAATAAATCTTTGAGAAGGTAGAGAAGTATTAACTACAAAAGTGCTAGTAATCAGGGTTCCTTCGTACACAGGAACATCATCGAAATAAGCAACACCATTTTCCACAGGGGTTGATTGATCTTCAATGGTTACATAAGAATAAAGTGTATCATTAAATACCGTAGTGAATCCTGTTCCTTTCTGTAATACAGCAACCTCGGGTGATGTCTGAGGATATGTCGCTGTAAAGGTCACCTGTGCCTTTGGAGCAACCTTTGACTTAGGTCTGTAACCTAATTGCTTAGCAAGGGCAATAACATTGTCTCTAAGGGTCGCTGAGTCTAGAAACAGTTCATTCACCACCATGTTGGTGTTAAACGCTGTATAATAAGTGTTATAAGCAAGAGTGTCCAGTAGAACGCTCATTGCTGAACCTTCAAAATCATACGACGAGAAGTCAGACTGTGCTCTCAAGTATTCCTTAAGGGCAGTCTTAATCTCCTGGAAGTCTAAATTGGATACTTGTACGTATGACGCCATGGTTATCTAGAGCTCTCTAAGAAAAATTCGATGTTGTTTTGTAAGTCACTTCTACCACGAATTACATACTCTAGTTGAATATCATAACCATTGTCTTGAAAATTAGTATCAACATTCAAATTAATAATATCAATCCTAGCTTCATAATTTCTAATGACGCTAAAAATCTCATCACGAATAATCGCTGCTGTACCAAAATCTAATGGTTCAAACAACAAATCAGCCAGTTGTGTTCCTAAATCGGAATTAAACAATCTCTCGCCCTTTCTAGTGAGCAAGAGACTCTTAATAGACTGTTTG